GCGCCGGAGATGCTCGACTGGCTGCAGGGCACCGCCTTGCCCTGGTCGCAATCGCATCTCGGCTTGCAGGACAACGTGCTGCAGCTCGATCAGCTCAAGCAGGTATTCGCCGACAACATCGGCAAAACCACCGACGTGCTCAGGGTGGTGCTGGCCCAGGCGACCTCCTCGGGGCTGGCGCTGCTGGCCTGGCTGGGCAACCTACTGCTGATTCCGGTGGTGAGCTTCTACCTGATGCGTGACTGGGACGTGCTGGTCGAGCGGGTGCGCCGTTTGCTGCCGCGTCAGCGGGAGGCGCTGGTGGTCAGGCTGGCCGGCGAATGCCATGAAGTGCTCGGCGCCTTCCTGCGCGGCCAGTTGCTGGTGATGCTGGCCTTGAGCGTGATCTATTCCGTCGGCCTGATGCTGGTGGGCCTGGAGCTGGGCCTGTTGATCGGCGTGCTGGCCGGCCTTGCTAGCATCGTGCCCTACATGGGCTTCATCGTTGGTATCGGTGCGGCGCTGAGTGCGGCGCTGTTCCAGTTCGGCCTCGAGCCCTATCCGCTGATCGGCATCGGTGTAGTGTTCATGATCGGTCAGCTGCTCGAAGGCATGGTGTTGACTCCCATGCTGGTGGGCGACCGCATCGGCCTGCACCCTGTCGCGGTGATCTTCGCCATCCTCGCTGGTGGCCAGCTGTTCGGCTTTACCGGCGTGCTGCTGGCCTTGCCGGTGGCTGCGGTGATCATGGTTCTGCTGCGCCATGCTCATGATTTGTATAAACTTTCTGGCCTTTACGGTGAATCGCCGCCAAGTGACTGATTTTTAAGGGTTTTCTTTCGGGTCTTTTTGCGTGGTGTCGAAGAAGTGTCGAAACCATCCAAAGGATTGAAGCGCACAGCCTCCCGCAGGTGAGACGGCGAAAGGTGCGCATAGCGCATGGTCATGGTCAGCGACGAGTGACCTAGAATCTCTTTCAGCGCGAGGATGCCACCGCCGTTCATGATGAAGTGGCTTGCGAACGTGTGGCGCAAGACGTGGCTTGCCTGACCCCGAGGCAGCTTGATAGCGCTAGCCTTGAGCGCAACGCGAAACGCACGCATACAACTGGTGAAGCGGGTGTGTTTATCGAAGTGCACAGTCAAGCGCTTAGCCAGGTCAGGGCTAATTGGCACCGTGCGGACTCGCTTCGACTTTGTATTAACGAACGTGACGGTATCGTTCCTGACAAGCTCAGGTCGCAGACCTTCAGCCTCTGACCACCTGGCACCCGTAGCCAGGCAAAGCTCAGCAACAAGGCGGACGCTATGCGAGCGGCTTTTATCAAGTGATTCGATCAATTGCGGAATCTGTTTTATCGACAGATACGATAGCTGAGCCTCCTGAAACTTCAGCGGCTTAAGCTTGGCCAACGGGCTGGTATAGTCGATATCACCCAGGCGGTACAGTTCGTTGAAAACCGTCTTGAGGTAGGACAGGCGGTTATTGATCGACTTTGGCTTGGCGCCTGATTCCAGTTCACGGCGACGCAGGTCGACGACAGCAGAGCCAGTGAGCTTGCGGGCTACGGGATCACCCAGACGCTCGGCCATGAGCTTAAGGGCATTGGTTCGACGCTGACCGCTGGTAATGGCGTGGCCGTGCAGATCATACCAGCGCTGTATGACTTCGCTGAGCCGTCGATTGTCCTTTGGCTTGGGGTTCCAGTCGCGTGGCTGGATGCATTCGGTGCGGCACTTGGCCTCAAAGCGCAAAGCCTCAGCTTTGGTCTTGAGCGTCTTACGAAAGCGCTTACCCTTGATAGGCTCGACATCGACTTTCCAGCGGCCATCGGGCAGTTGTTCGATAGCCATTAGACAGCACGCCCCCACCGCACTATGCGTTCTTCCAGGCGTTCGCCAACCATGGCGCGGATATCTTGCGGGGTCATGCCCTTGTCGCGGTAGTAGATACGCACAAGCGGCCAAAATGGCAGGCTCTTTAGAGCCTTATAGGTCTTTTTTGCGTCCAGCCCTTGCCGCGCAGCGAGCGATATAGCGTTGCCGATCATGAGGTCGATATTCTTGCCGCTGAAACCGGCAGCGGTCTTGTACTTACGCTTGTACTCGGTCTTGTCGACCAGGGAGGTGACACCCGTCTCAACGCGAACATCGTCACGGATCAACTGCCAGAAAGCATCGAGCAGCCCAGGGCGAGCCAGCAAACGAAAGTTGGTTAGGCCGTAGCGCCAGAGCCCATCAAGGTGCGGGGCGAACTCAGCGAAGGTGCGGGTCTCAATGAACTGGCCGGATTCCATCGAGCAGCTACCGGCAGCAAATTGGTTGACCACGGAATGATGATAGCGCAGCTCACAGCGCCATACAGGCTGATCAGGGTCATAGTTACCAGCATCGTCGGAATCAAACGGGTTATCACGGCGACGCCAAACCGATTCCCACCAGTCGAGTTTATCGATAGCCCTGGCCTGAAGGGTTTTATTGTAGATGCCGAGCTGGCAGGCACCAGCAGAGCCGAACATATAGGACTGACCACGGCCATAGGTGGCCGACTTGTCGGCCCATTCGAAGCTGTTGATGCCGTCAAAACGGCGCTGGGCAGTGGCTTTGCAATGGAGGCGGGCGGTTATGTCATCCGGTGGCGTCCAGCCCTGAAAATCAAGCGCAAGATGAACAGCGCACTGCTTAGGCTCGACTGCGGACATGCATTCACTGGCGAGGCGATCCATAACGGCTTGGAGGCGGTCAGGTTCATGCGCATCGATGGCGTGGGGCGAAACTTCGATTTTCAGGTGCGGCCCGATCACGTCAATTTTAACGTTGAAATTCTTGATCAGCAGGATCAGACCGAGGTCGGCATTCTGGAGCTTGAATTGATAGCCGGAATCACGACCCACGCGGGACGCATGGAACCGATAGCCCGCGAAATCAACCATTCCGGGATTGTCACCGAACAGCGACAGGAAGTCAGGACGCAACAGACCGGCGTAGAGCTGGCGGACGGTATCGACACCACAGCGAAGCAGGCGGACGCCTGACAGGTCGGTGAACCTGGCAAGGTGCTGGTCAAAGAAGTGGCGACCGCTGAGGCTTTCCTCAACTTGACCGTCAGCACCGAAAAAAACCCGAATCTGATCTTTTGCCTTAGACATGAAAAAAACCTTATTGACCCGTTATTGACCGTTTTCACTGTTCTTTTATTGACGTGCTACAGGGACGTCACAGGCGCTCAGAAACAGGTGGCTGAGGATTGGCGTTAGGGCCAGCCGTACCGCTTCTTTCGGTCGCGCCGCTCGCTACAGAAGCGGTACGGCTGGCCAAACGCACAGGATCACTTGCCCATTGCGTAAAGTCACCGCGACCCGTCCAGGGCGTGACGATTGAGCCGTCGATTTGACAACTGTAACTTTTGCGATCAGGCAGTAGCTGGCAGTCGCTTGCTAGCTCATAGCGAAGGCCGTAGATGTCGGATTGCAGTACAACAAGATCAGGCAATGGATCAGGGTTTTGAGTATCGGCCTGAATCGAGCCATAACCGGTTAAGGAAGGCCAGGCAGAACGCTCATTGCCCGAACCCTGACCGCGAACTATGTAGCCAGCAACGCGCCAAACTGAAGAATTTGAAGGCTTTGGTGACGGCAATGGGTGAGCAGGTAAAGAAGGTGGAGCCGATACAGGAATGTCGAGCGATGGCGGTGGCGGGTTTACCAGGGCGAGCGATTCAGCCGGGAGTGTATCAGGTAGATCAGATTCCACATTTTCGACCATACCAAAGCCGCTCATAAAGTAACTATAGAGCCACCAGACAAGGAGCGGGCCGAGTGTGAGCGGGCCGACGATTGAAAAGATGATTAACGGTGAGCGCCAAATTACACCGCGCTTGTCAGCTTTTGATTCATCCCCGACATTACCGGTCGCCGACTGGGTTGCGCTGCTGTAATAACGGTAAATCTCCTTTTTATATTGGCCGTACGTCTGACGAATCAGCTTACTTTTTGGAATGTTATTACCAGTTGGCGCACCCATATAGATATCGACGCGAAACTTTTTAGTCGAGCCGATGGCCGTTAACTTGGTCATCTTGTAGGTTTGCTCGACGAGGATACGCACCCAAGCAGCAAGCTGAGACAAGTCTTGAGTTACAAGGACAATCCGCATAGAGCGGCCCTTTTCGTCGACACGATGGCGATGCTCAGCCAAAAGGCTTTTATCTGCTAGCTGAGCTTGATTAGCCTTCAAACCAGCAGGCCAACGCCGCCAAAGTTCGTCGAGAACAGCAACAGAACCGGCAGGTATGAAATCGGCCATATCATCCCGCTCATACCAATCCTCAGGAAGCTGGGTTATATCACTGCCAGTTGTGCCAAAGTCCGCCAGCAGTTCCTCACGTTCAAGCGGAATGTTAGTGACAACATGACGACCCTCTTTAATGGACGGGATGATGACGTGTTCAACAACGCCGTAGCTTTTGCCGTGCCCAGGTAGGCCCACATATGCCTCGATAGCCATATATCACCCGATGATTGGAATTCGACGGATAAGGAAGCGAATTGCATATGCCGCAAGTATCATTGCGACGCCCTCACCGAAAGCGAACTTCTGAGCAAAGAAAAGGACATTGCCAGAGAGCGACGAAAAAGCCGACTGGGCCTGATAAACAAAATCAGGAACCGGAATGGCATTTATTACTGCCGCGAGAGCCTCCAGAATCTGAGCCCATATATACTGGAAAAGCCAGGTGAAAAAATCTTTTATCCATTGCAGGACGGTATCGATAATATCAGCCATAAGTCACCTATGCGCTAAGCAGTACACGGACAGCAGCAAGAGCCCAAACCGACAAAAACACAAAATACAGGCTATCGAGCCAATGCGAGTTAGTACATATATAGTCCAGTGAAATAGTACCAATTGCGGTATTGGTGCTGCCCATGTTGCAAGAGCCCGAGCCAGTCACGGCAATAGATGAAACAGCACTCATAATCGGAGAGCCTTCTATAGCAGACTGAAACGCTTGGATTGATTCTGCATAGCTTGCAACTTCTCCAAGCTCGGGCGCAGATACTTGGCCGCTTTCGTCGTCGCAATTGACGATACAGTCACCTTCACCGGTGCCGGTGCCGTCCCCCTTGCCAATACCTGATGCACACTTTGCGCCTTCGCACTTCGTTTCGGATGAAGTAGCGTTGCCGTTACTATCCTTGATAGTGACGTTCGTAGTTTTTGTAGTGACAGACTGGCAGGCATTAGGGCCAGAGCAAATAACATCGGTTCGGATATCCGTTTTAGTAGTAGTCGTGCTGCCATCGGGATTGGATTTTGTTTCGACCGTTGTATCTATCTGAGTGCCGTTAGAGGTTGGTGGTTTTTTAGCGATGCACTGCATAACGCCGTTTACTTGGCCACATTGAGAACTTTCACCGGGGACGCCCTTATAGTCGAAACTGGTGCATGACTGGCGACCTTCTGCATCAGTAACGTAAGTGCAAGGCTGCCGATCAGTCTCAACGGGCGGGGTAGCAGGCGTGCAATCGGTATCCGGGTCGCAAGGAACTGCGCCGTCAGCAGGGTCGCCGGTAAAGCCAAACTCACCGTCACCCGCTTCGCCGGTAAATTGAGCAGCAACACTACACTCAGCAGCGGTTGATTGCATCTCGATACAAACGCCGTTAAAACATGCCTTGCGGGGAGCAGATTGTTTGCAATTCTTATAAGGGTTCGGGCCAATAGGAACAGCCACACAACCCTGAACATCCACGCTAGGCGGTCCACTAGGGACGCCGTTGCTGTCGAACTGAACAGTTGTTTTAACCTCGCGCACCTTTGATTCGGCAAACTTGCATTGCGAACCCCTATCAGCGAACGGAAAATCAACGCACTCACCTGCACTGTTTTTAATCTTAGGAAGTCCGGTGTGTTGATCCTTTGGGCCGCAGACTTCGCCGTTAGGCTCCGGGGGAACTTCGCAAACGCCAGTTTGAGCATTGTAAATAGCAGGAGATGAACAGGACGTGCCATAGCGAACAAGGTTCGGCGTCTCGTGATTGCTTACAGTGCCCGAGTAATGAACGCTGGTAAAACTACAACGCTTGAGCGTTTCGGATAAAGTAAAAAGATTTACACTTTCAAGATTGGGCGCACGCGGATAAGTAGGAAGTGAAGAAATATAGGCACGGCAAATTTCTAAAGGAGTACCGGTATATTGACCATGCCCGTCCATTCTCCAGTAATAATCCTCTGCAAATGATTGAGAGGTATAGAATAAAGAAGAAAGAAAAAACAAAAATATTGAGGTAAATCTAGGAATGACTTTCATCGCTCACCCCGCAAAGGCCAAATACGCAGCCATGCCGCCCATTACAAAGAGCGCCAAGTAATAGAGTTGATCCATTGTTTGTTACTCCAATAAAAACGGGGCCGCGAAGGCCCCGTTGTGCAGTGCGGGGCGTGAACTTAGCGGATCATGCCGAGCAGCTTGCGAGCGCCCATGCGGGCGACCAGGGCGAGCGCGATAACAGCGGCGATACCGCCGATACCGGTAACCACGTCAGTGACGGATACAGCAGAAACGATTGCTTCCATTTGAATTACCTCAGTTGATCATCGAGAGAAGTACCCGGCACAACTTGCCAGCGAGCCAGCACGTGCCGAGCAGTACAAATCCAGCGGTGAACGCAGCCGCCAGCATGGCGGGATCGAGCTGTTCAACGCTGAAAGGTTCAGGTACCGGGACCAAGGTCCAGACACCAGAACACAGGGGGGCGCCATCCGGGGCGATGGTGACGGCACCGTCACAACGGAGGACGCCCGAAGTCACAGGGAAGCCGCCAGGGCGAAGTCAGCGAAGGCCCACACGTAGCCAGTTACAAGGCCAACGGTGAACATCGAGAGGTAACGAAGCATGGCGGCGACCTCACGTTAGGACTTGGCGGCGTCAGCCGGCTGCGATGAAGGCTTACCGCCCTGCGGAGCCGTTTGGCGCTGCTGCTGATCAACGATGACTTTGGTAAGCACCTGGGTATTGGTGGTGCGGCCAAAGCGGTCGGTGACGGGGCGAATCTGGCTTTCGAACTTGACCGATACCGGGCCTTGGGTCAGATCGACCTGATCGAGAACCGAGGCGTCAGCGCGGTACTCAGTGACCTCATAGCCCTTGGCATTGCCTTGAGCACCGGCAGGGATAGGCGACAGCGCTTGAACAGTCGCCATAACTTCGCCGGTATCTTTTTTTGTGTAGTAGTCCGTTTTAGTGACGAACAGGGAAGTAATGGAAGTTGCAGCCGGAATAGCGAAAGACATGGTTATTACCTCTTACAGTTGTGCGCTTAGTTGCGCGTTAGTTGTCTGCTTTAGCGTTTTTCGGCGTGCAGAGGCTCATGACCCTTAATTGGCCTTGTTCGCTTTCGCAGACTTGTTTACTTCGGTCTTACTTTTACAACTTATCGGGCAAGCCCTTCGGGCCGGGCTCTACTCGCTACGCTCACCAAGCCAAACGGTGAAGCGTGTTTGTCTTGGCCCTTCGGGTAACGATCCCTCTTGCAACACCAAGGGCTCTGCCCTTGTAATCCCGCTCTTGCCGCCGAGGGCTCGGGAGCTGGGGCGGAAAAGCTGCCCCAACTCCCCAGCCAAGGCTTGTTTGGTTGGGCGGGCGTTCAAGGGTGCGCTTCGCCCGTGCTTCCGTTCGCCGGAACGGTGAAGCGCGTTCCGACGAGCCGGGAGCGCGGCCCTTGACCTGTTCAAAACCGGCGGCGTTGGCGAGGGCGAAAAAGCACAGCCCTGGCCGCAGTTGGGCGAGCGCGCCACGGGCCTGCCAGTTGGCAAGCCGCAGGCCCATGGCGCGCTTCGCCAGAAGCACCACCGCGGCCAGGAAGGTCATTGTCCGGCCTCTTTACGGCGTTCAATCTGGTCAGGGCAACCAGCCTCTAGCCAGCTTTGAATCACAGCACCACCCAGGCGCCAGGCATCGACACAGCGACTAGCAGCTTCAGCTTGCAGCGCGACGACGACAGAGGCGGGCGCCATTACATGAAAACGACGCTCTTTATCCTCTATTTCGCTTATGTCTTTACGGGCGGGAATGGTCATATCAACTCACCTTGTTCAAAGGGTTCGCGCAGCGGTACGAAAGGCGTTGGCTTGCCTATGTTGCTCACTACGTACCAATACCGAGGCGGACGGGCGCCGGGCTTGTGTGTCGCGCAGTACGAGGGGGGCACGACATGCAGACGGCCATTGACCGTTGATACGTGGCCGGGGTGGCAGTGGCTGCATAGTTGCCACAGGCTTTGCACTTTCGGCACTTGCCGTTTCCCCCAGCAGACAGAGCAGTCGCAGTTCAGGGCGTGAGGTTGGCGCAGGTACTGGCTCAGGCTTTTCATTGGCCGAGTCCCGCGCAGACAGCTTTGCTAGGCGGGCCTTGACCGCAAGTGCAACCTTGTGACGAGACCACCAAACATCGATAGGCATGCAAGGCCCGGAATTTTCATCACAGGGGAATGGATGCGAAGCATGCTTGCCAGCGTTCAAGAGAAGGTCGCGGAAGCGGTCAGCTTGACCATAGGTTAAAAAACCAAGGCGCTCAGCGGCTGTTATCTGGCCGACGGCATAAGACACACGATGCCCACCGTCATGACCGAATTTGCGAAGGTCGGTCAGCGAGGTAAGGAGACCGGAGAGGAAGGCTTTCAGTTGATCGTTCACGATACCCACTCCTGTTCAGCCAGGTGCTGACGCCACAGCACGCAATTGACCATGCGACGCTTGCCGACCTTGACGGACGGGATCACAGCCTTTTTGACCCAGTTTCGAGCCATATCAGCGGTTACGCCGTTACGTGCGGCCCAGACCTCAGGCAGTTCAACGTCGGCCAGGGGCGCGGCTTGGGTTTGATCTAGGTTTTCCGTTTCCATTGTCTGGGTCATTCCGGCACTATTTAGGGTCAT